TGCGCTGATCTCGGGCGCGGTTCCGGCCTATATCGGCTTTGACGCGACCGCCCAGAGCCTGCATGTCGGAAGCCTCATTCAGATCATGATGTTCCGCTGGCTGCAGAAGACCGGGCACAAGCCCTTGGTCCTGATGGGCGGCGGCACCACCAAGGTCGGCGACCCCTCGTTCCGCGCCGACGAGCGGCCGCTTCTGAGTGAAGCCCAGATCAATGAGAATATTGATGCCATCAAGACCGTCTTTTCGAACTATATCACCTTTGGTGAAGGCGTCTCTGATGCAATGATGGTCAATAACGCCGAATGGCTGGATAGGTTGAATTATCTCGATTTCCTGCGCGATATCGGCCGGCATTTCTCGGTTAACCGGATGTTGTCGTTTGAATCGGTCAAATCGCGCCTCGACCGTGAACAATCGTTGTCGTTCCTCGAATTCAACTACATGATCCTGCAGGCCTATGACTTCATGGAGCTGAACAACCGCTACGGTTGCCTCTTGCAGATGGGTGGCTCGGACCAGTGGGGCAACATCGTGAACGGGATCGACCTGACCCGCCGCATCCTTGATCACGAGGTCTTTGGGCTGACTTCGCCTCTGCTGACGACCTCGGACGGTAAGAAGATGGGCAAAAGCCAGGACGGCGCGGTCTGGCTCAATGCCGAGATGCGCAGTCCCTACGAGTTCTGGCAGTTCTGGCGCAACACCACCGACGCCGATGTCGGGCGGTTCCTGAAGCTATATACCGAACTGCCGGTCGATGAATGCGACCGGCTGGGCGCCTTGAAGGGGTCCGAGGTCAACGAGGCCAAGATCACGCTGGCGAACCTCGTCACCACGCTTGCCCATGGCGCAGAGTCCGCAAGAACAGTCGCCGAGACCGCTCGCGAAGTGTTCGAGAATGGCGGCATTGGCGATGACCTGCCGACCACGATAATCAATGCTGCGGAAATGGGCGAGGCAATTTCGATTGTTCATCTTATCGTACAGTCAGGTTTGGCGAAATCCGGCAAAGAAGCAAAACGTTTGATCGCTGATGCTGGCGCCCGAATGAATGATGAAGTCTTGACCGATGCAACTTTGATGGTATCTACCGATGATCTGCGCAACACCGTCAAACTGTCTGTAGGTAAAAAACGCCACGTCCTGGTTCGTCTGGTTTGATTCAGATGATTGTTGCAGAAACAAGAGATACGTGTTATATACATATTGTAAGGAATTGGGAACAACTATACTACGAGGTTGCATGATGACAATTGACTATAAATTTAACGAAGATGGGTATATTTCTGAACTACAGGAGTATATCGATTCTACTTATAACAGCCACTACTCAACAAGTAAAATTCAATCAACGGAGGTGATTATTGATCGTGGTCATGGTACCGGTTTTTGTATGGGTAATGTTGACAAGTATTCTAATCGGTACGGCAACAAAGGAACACGCGATGATGCGCGTAAAGATTTGATGAAGATTCTGCATTACGCTCTTATTCAACTCTATATACATGATAATGAACTATGATGTTGTCAGAAGAATATAAGAGTGATACACGGTCTGCGCAAATATATTTGTCTGATGAAGTTTTGCATATAAAATTCTATGAAGCGAACAAATTTATCGGTGAAATAGAATATCCAAACAAAACTTTTCAATATGTAAAAGATGCTGCATCAAACTGGATTGAAGGAATCATGACAAAAGAGGTAGTGCAAGAGTACAGGTTCGAATATCCAGAAAGACCTGAATGCGATTTTACGAGAATATAAGTGATATTTATGTCACATATAACACATGAAAAGGACAAAACCTTTGGGTTTTAAGAGGGACTTCGGTCCCTCTTTTTTTACAAAAGTGTTACAAAACTATTGTGTTTTAAACTATAAATAATTGGTCCTCTCGAGGGCAAGGGTAAAACTTGCAAGAAAGGAAAACAAATGGAAATGTTAACCCTATGGAGCCTCGTGGGGTTCCTTTTAGCTGCGTATGCAGTTATCGCAAACGATTCAGTACAAACGCTCGGTACGTGGATCGCGTCAAATAATGAGCGTTTCAATTATAAAATACTTTGGGGTGCAGCATCTGCTGTGTTATTGGTTACTCTTTTGTACGGGTGGGCAATGAATGGTGGTGACATATCTTTCGGTAGATTAAATAAAGTTCCGTGGCAAGAAGTACAATGGTATCATGCTGCGGCTCCAGCCGTTCTTGTAGCATTGACAAGAATGGGTGTACCAGTTTCAACCTCATTCTCAGTTCTATCAGTATTTGCTTCAACTTTTGTGTTGGAGAAAATGCTAATGAAATCTATTATGGGTTATGGTGTTGCGGCGGTTTTTGCTTATGCTGTTTGGTTTGCTATTAATAAATTTGCGCATAAATGGTTTGATGAAACACAACCAGTGAGTGATAGCAACAAAAAGTTTTGGAGAATTGCGCAATGGATAGCAACTGCTGGATTATGGCACACATGGCTTTCACATGATATTGCCAACATTGCGGTATTCCTTCCACGTGAAGTACCAATTGATTTAATGATATTCATTTCAATAGTATTTGTTGGTGGCTTGTTCTTTATGTTTAGAGAAAAAGGTGGGAAAATTCAACAAATTATTTTGGAAAAACACAATACAAGATATGTTCGTTCTGCTACGTTGATTGACTTCTTTTATTGGCTGTGTTTGTTCTTCTTTAAAGAACTAAATGATATTCCTATGAGTACTACATGGGTATTTGTTGGTTTGTTAGCAGGTCGCGAATTGGCAATGGCAACTTACTTTGGTAAGAAGAAAACAAAATCAGTATTCCCATTGGTTGCTAAGGATTTTGGTAAAATGATGGTAGGATTAGGCGCATCAGTTGCTCTTGTACTAATGGTACATTACATTATCAATCCAGTGTGACATTTTTGTCGAGTAAAAAAATTTTACAAAAGGGGTTGACATTCAGCTCCTTTTGTTGTATATATAGTCTGTAAACGTTGAAGCAACGTGGACATATTCTGGACCTGGGGGCGGTACCCAGCGACTCCACCAAAGATACACTCGCCTTAGTATTAGGATGTAAGGTTCTGAATCGGCTGCAGCGAATGGAATAATAGCAAGAAGTGTATCTTTGATGGGGTCGAAATAGGATCGACAGGTGTGAAGATGAAGTGGAGTTTACCGTGATGACCTACGATATTCGGTCAAATAAACTAAAGGCAAACGATAATTTTGCTCCTCGTACTTACGCCCTTGCGGCCTAAGTTACTTGGGTCTGATATCACCTAGAAACAGAATGATATTCGTGACCAACGAAAGAAGTCTAGCAGTATGGGTTCCCCTGCGATGAAAAAACGGGCCCACTATTTTTATCTACAATTTAAGGAAAATATACATGAAAAAAATCGCTTTCGTTTCTGCTGTAATGGCTCTTTTTGCAACTTCCGCTTCTGCTGATATGTTCGGCCGAAACACTAATGCGTTCTCTGCAACGGCAATTTATAACCATAACTTCACGACTTCTGCAAACACTTTTACACCTACAGTAGGTGTCGCGCAAAATTTTGGCAGCATCAAACTTTATGGTAACACAAGTTACGAAATGGTGGGTAGCACTTGGTCGGGTGTTAATGTCGGTACCTCAAAGGATCTTAATGAAAACGTTTTTGTTGATGGTTGGGTAAACTGGAATTCAGGTACAACTACTGCAAACGTTGAAGTTGGTATCAGTTTCTAATAGATCATGAAATTTTTGGAAAGATTTTTTAAAATTAAAATGGGCAATTCCAATTCCCCAAAATATCTTTCGGGTAAAAAATAACGAAAAAGAGGGGATTGTCCCCTCTTTTTTATTGACATTCCCATTATCTTGATATATAATAATATCAAACTTGGAGAAATATACTATGCTAATAATTGACTATAACGGTATCGCGATTGGCAATATCGTATCACAAAAACTGAACATTGATGAAAATCTTATTCGTCATATGATTCTAAACACAATCCGAATGTATCGTCAAAAATTCAAGAAATATGCCGAAGATACCATTATCGTATCTGATGGTGGAGGTAACTGGCGAAAAGAACTATATCCCGAATATAAAGCAAATCGCAAGAAATCTCGCGATGAATCTTCTATGGATTGGGATGAAGTGTTTCGTATTACCAATCTTGTTTTTGATGAAATCAAAGAGAATATGCCCTACAAAGTTCTCAAAATTTGGGGATGCGAAGCAGATGATACGATTGCGCAGATTGTGTATGATACGCAAGAATTCGGTAATCACACTGATGTGATGATCATATCCGCCGACAAAGACTTCATTCAACTACACACTCTTGGTAATGTATCGCAATTTTCACCTGTCACAAAGAAACTTGTAAAG